TGTCTCAAGATAGTCGTCGAATCTCAAACGAGTCTCGTGCTCAGACTTCATATACCATAGGTATCCGTTAGCACCGTTCTCAGTTGTAACCTCAATCCATCCGATTTGAGCCATGTCAGAACCGTTAACTTGATACTTGTCCTTGATAAAGATAGGAGAGTTCTCAAAGATGTAGTCATCAGACTCAAGAGCACCGTCCATTCCAACTGTTCCTTTACGGAACTCAGAACCATAAACGAAAATTGTAACATCAGCATTTCCTACACCTGTACCTGCAGTCACAAGACCACCTGCTTCGTAGAAAGCAATTGTTACCGTGCTTGTTCCTAAGTTTACATCTGTAACAATACCCTTGTTTTCTCCTGAACCATCGTTCTGAACAACAACAACAGTCTGTCCTTCTCGTAACGCAATACCTGCAGTAGCGCCAAACGCAGCAGCACCTGTAGTTTGAACAGGGTTACCTGCTCCGTCTAATGGCTGTGCTGCATCATTAACTTGGAAAGCTGCTGAATCAGCATTTACTAACGCTGCTGTACCACACTGAGTGTACTTAACGTGAAGACGACCCTGCTCTGCCCACTTAACGAGGTCAGAGTTTGAAGGCATCTCAGCACCTACTAATCTCAAAAAAGAACTAATAGTTCTATTTCCATATCGCTCAAACTCCTTTTCATAAGTATCAGGTAGATACTGATTCAAGAAATCAAAGTTGGTTATATAGTTTGTCGCCAACGGCACCTGCTGTGCTGAAGGCTGTAGGTCAAAACCGGGACCTGTAAATGTACCTGCCATATTTTCTAGCTTTTTTTAGTTATTTATTCTTTTTACTCTTAATAGTTAAGCCTCTACTGCTTGGAGCAGACAAAGACCTAATTTGCAAACCATCCTTGCTACGAGCAACCTGTGGAGTCTTACGCTCAGACATATTAATATTTTTCATCTTACGCGCTACAACTTCAGTCGCATCTGATATGCCTTGTTCATAAAAGAACTTGGCAAACCTTTCAGGATTGTTTGCGATGGCTAAGGCTCGGTGATATCCATTTGCATCCTCAAGTAAACCTGACTCATTAATAAACTTCTTTACAAAGCTTGTTGAATCTGAGTTTGCTTTCTTCAGCTCATCGACATTCTTGGTTGGTAAAAAAGTTAGCGTTTTATTCTCCCCCACTTTGAAGTCAAAACCTTTGAACTCCGGGTTGAATACCTCGTCGGTTTTTTTAATAAACCAATCGCGCCTTCTCTTCAACTCTTCCTGTTGAGTCTTAGCCTGTTCAACATATTGATTATAAGATTCCAAAGCCTCTCGCTGTTCGTCAGAGATAGAAGCCGTGCTTGACTCAAGGGGCTCTTTATACATCTCTTTCTGCTCATTGAAAAACTTCTTAGCTTTTACAATAGTTTTCTTTTTAGCCAACTTAGCTTTCTTGATGTCTCTCTCCTCATCCACATCTTCATCGTATGAAAAGTCATCCATCATAAAATCTACATCCTCTGCATCTGTAGCCTCGCCTGAAGCTAGTAAATACTCAGATATAAGTTGGTCATCATCCATAGCATCAAAATCTCGACTAAGTTTAATATAGTCATCCATTCCTCTGCCTGTCTTTTGTTTGTATTCGAAATAAGCTTTTACATCTTCAGGTAGTTCTTCATTAGAGCCTTGTTGCTCAAACATTTGGTCTACCGACGTAAAATCTTTTTCATACCTATTCTTAATATAGGAAAGAACGTCTTCCTCTTTTAACTCTGAGGATTGAGTTGTTTGTTCTGCTTCGGGCTCTACCTCAACAGTAGTTTCTTCAGCAACAGTTGGTGTTTCTTCAACACTATTTACTTCTTGCTCGTGCTTTTCAAGCAATTCTTTTTCTACCTCTTGCGTGGACTTTTGTTCCACCTCGCCTACGGCTCTTACTTTAATTTCCATTTAATTAGATTTTTGCAAAGTTAATAATAAAATATTGTCTACTTTTTTAGACTACCGAGGATTAAACTCAGCAAAGTCAAACCCATCTAAACTATCCTCGTTAGATTCAAAATTCATTGGAGGTAGATTATTTTTTCTCTGATTAATAAGCTTATACTGTTGAGTGTTCTGCTGACTAATTCTTTTAGCCTTTGCATCTTCCCTTTGAGTCTCTCTGTTCTGTAATCTATCTTCGGTCATAGTATGTAGCTGCACATTATAGTTGAACTCTTCAGCCATAAGCATTCTTTTTAGCTCAGCTTCATTTTTCATCTTTTCAATCTCAAATGCTATCTCAGCCTGTTTAAGCTGCATCTTTCCTTGTAGCTCTTGCTGCTGTTTTTGCATAGCCATCTGTGCTGCCATCTGTTGAGATTGCAATTGTTGCTGTGCAGTTATGGCTTGCTTTTGCATTGCCATCTTCTCTTCACGCTCTTGCTTTTGCTTACGCTTTAACTTTAATAGTTGATTAGCGAGTTTAATATTCTTAAGCTCTCTAATATCAATAGCATCTTCAAGATTAATATCTTGTTTGGATAATGCCATTTGTATGTTTTGTTCGAGTTGCGCTTTTTCTTCTTCGTCAGGAGAAACTTCAATAAATATTCCAAAGTCATAGATGTATAGGTCAGATATGTCGTTAAGTATACTTACGTTATACTTGCCTATTTTGTTTGCAAAATCGTCTTTAAAATCTGCAAACTCCAAAATATCTGCAACCCTATATGTTAAAGCCTCGGCAAGACTTCTAAATATAAATAAACTACCATCAAGAATATGTCGTGTAGCCACGTTTGAATTTAGTGCAGCAAGCTTTTGAAGACCCACCAAAGCGTTCGGGTCAGGAACACTAGCATCTCTTGCCTCGTTAAGACCCGTAACAGTACGAATCATATTAAGGTAGTGATTATAGTTTGCAATAAGCATCTGCGTTTTCCCTGCACCACTGTTCGAGTTTAGTTGTGTAATAGGAACTCTAGCATTATTAAACTCTCCGTCCTGCGTATATGACCTACCAATAACAGAACCTGTTTGGAAGTACAACCTTAACGCATCTTCAGGATTGTATGCTGCACCTGTTCCCAAGTCAACCTCGTTAAGTCCATCTGCATCTATGTATACACCATCAGGGACAACGCGAGCAATAACCTGCTGTAGCTTTAGGTGTGTCATCTGAATTAAATCAGCGAACGGAATCATTCTTCTTACCAAAGACTCTATAACCCCCTTGTACATTCTTGGTGCAACAGCAACATAGTTAGGTAATGCGTGTTGACTAGCAGACTTTGGTCGAACCATATTGTGAGCCAACTCCCACTTCAAGAGTATGTTGGTTCCCATAACCATTACACCATCGTACCAAACATCAATAGTCTTCTCAATCTTTTCAAACCTACCCTCTTCCATTGCTTCTGCAGGTGGATTGAATTGGTCATCCTTTTCAATAACCTTAGTACCACCCGTTTCCATAATCTTTTTCTTGTAGACTATCTTCTGAGTGGTTTTGTAATTAAAGTACATTAAGGTTACAGTATCTCTATAAAAGATATCGTTCTCATAAAATTGAGCTGTGTTATAATAGTTGTACCAAGACTGACTGTACTTAGATATTTCCTCTAAGTCTTCTCTAGTTAGTGAAGGGTCAATCTTCATACACTCAGTTATTGGAAGAGTTTTAATCTCACCCCAATAAAAACAATCCTTAAAGTGTGGGTCTTCTGTATAGCTATACACAATATTGGCAGGGTCTACGTAAGAAACCTTAACCCCTGCTCCGGGCAAGAACTCGTGCTTCGCAACACCAATACCTAATACTGCAAGGTCATAGTCAAAACGCTTTCTTAAATCTAAATAGTGATTTTCCTCAAGAATAGTATTAATTGCCTCCTCCTCTGCTATCTCTATTGCAGGCTTATAGTTAAGTTGCATATAAAGTGAAAGCTCTTCGTCTGTGTTTGGAAGCTCTTCAGGAGCTGTAGTAAAAGGGTCAACGCCTGACTGCTCTTGAAGATTCATTAAAAAATCTTTAGCAACCATCTGCCCCTCAATCATATCTTGATACTTAGTTCTCTTGGCTTGAGACATTGCATCCTGAGCATAAGCCTTAACCTTGAATAACCTATCGGACATACCATTTACCACAATATCTACAAACTTGGGTATGATAGGAACAGGAGTCCAATCTAAATTTAGATAACTAAGGTCTCCATCAATAGCCAATTCATCCTTGTACTTTTTTATTGATTGCTCTCCTCGAGCATATAACCTTAGTCTATTAAACTCTCTGAATTGGTCATAGTATCTGCAACTGTTACCGTCTCTTCTAAACCATTCGTATTGAATTGCCTGCCCAATCTGCAGACCAAATTCATCTGTGGCTTTTTCAGCATCAGATACAAACTGACTTGGAAACCCCGCAGATGTAATATTTATCTTTACATCCTTCATCTAATTATTTGACTTGTGTTGCCACTGTTACTATACCTCGCAAATTTAATCATAATTCTTGACTCCTTTTTTTGAGGTTGGTACAGATGCTTCTGACACGCCATAATAGCTAATCCTGAGCTAATAGATGCATCATACTTTGTTCTATTGTTTATATCAAACTTAGCCCAATCTTCTAGCGTTCTATTAAAAGCCATTGTGTGCATCTCACCATCCTCCATCTTCATACCAACGTGGTTCTCTATAAAAGATTCAATAGCTGCCGCGTGAGCCTGCTTCACATCCTCTGATGTATTCGGTATACCCCCTAGCTCTCTTTCGGTCTTAGAGAGCTTCGTAAATACCTTGTCGGGTCTGTTCATACAGTAACCTCTGTAACCCCTGTTCTTGAAATGATACAACAGTCTTGGCTTGTTGTTCTCTATAAGTATAGGCATCCCATAAAATACACACGCCATAAGAACATCCTCAAAAAATATCTCTGCTGTCTGTGGTCGAGCCACATACTCTAAGAAAAACTCATTGCTCGGAGCCTCCTCCATATTAAACTTGGTCAATCCATGCAAAGCACCGTTAGAGCCTCTGCCTCCGACAGTACCACTAATATCATAGGAGTCACAACCAAACGCACCTATGTGCTCATTGCCCGGATACTTTGTATTATTCTTTGTTATAATATTATTCTGAAGGTTGGCATTAGGAACCCACGTAATTCTAAACCGTCCACGCTTGTCGGGGCTAAATATAACCTTGGTGTCCTTGATTCCATCCTTCCATCTAAACGAACCAACCGTTACATATTGGTCCGATATCATAGCATCGTTATAGTCTATCTGCTGATATATCTTCGTTAAGTTAAATAACGACTGCTTACTCTCATCCCTAAAAGCGTGCGACTCTGTGCGTGGGAACTGTCTGTAGTATTCGTTTAGTGCATCGGGGTCACTCTTCATTGACTCAACCTCGTTCTCCCAATACTCTACAGCACCCTGATAAATCATTTCGTTATCTATGCCCAACACCTCAGTAGGTGGTGTATCAAGCACAGGCATACCATACCTATCAATAAAGCCTTCCATATTCCACTCCATAGGAATAAATAAAGAGTACAGTCCGCTTTTTGTTTGACCGTTTGAGTTTCTAACTGTAACATCAGAGTCGTAGTAAAGCTTCTTGAAGTTATCACCTCCCTTGTTCAGCGCATTAGATGTAGAACCCATCATGCACTTGCCAATAATCTTACTACCTAATCGAAGACACGTTTTAGTTACACGCCAATTGTTGAGTATGTTATTAGGCTTCAACCACTTACCACTCTCGTCGTGCACCAACAACAAAAGCTTCTCACCATCATAGCTATTATCGTCTGTGTTCTTCCAATCTATTGTTGTATCAAGACCCTGTATCTGCTCCTCATCCATGTCGTACATGTTCTTCTTGGTAATCTTGGATGCGGGTACCCTGTACGCAAGCTCAGTCTTTGGCTTGTCCATACCATCCATAATAGGCTTGAAGAAGAACGGCAGTCTGCTGTTTATAGGTACCACCTTATCGGTAAACATCTTCTTCGCATCAGAACCTGTCTTTGATAGTATGCCCACACGAGAGTCTTTGGCAAGAGTACCTGTGTTAACGCATTCTGATGAACTCATGAATGAGAATCCTGAACGACGTATCTTGAGGTATATCATTCCAAAACTTCTCTTGTCAGCCTTGCACGCCTCCCAAAACAAATACAATATTCTGTTTGCCTCTCTGTAGTCGGGGTAGCCCACGTCAATATTGGTCCACTGCAGATACATATAGTGTGCACCTGTTATGTACGTTGGCTTTCCTTTATTCATAAACCAACAGCCGTCCTCCCTGTAATCAAACTCTTGTTCGATGTAATCAACCCACCTAGCCTTGAAGTCGGATGGCATTTCGTTCCATTGAAATATAGACTGTATCCTGCTCAACTGTTTGGGTAGCTCT